CTTCTTCCACTTTGCCCCAATTCATCGAACTCACATCGTGAATCATTAAGGTAGCGTCCGGGTCCATATAGCGATGACCTTCTGCGCCAAAGCTAAAAAGTAGCGCACCGCAAGACATTGCTTTGCCCTGAACGATTGTGGCTACAGGTATGCGAGAGTGCTGTATATCCGAAATCATGGACATTAAACTATATACTTGGCCACCATAACTATCTATAATTACTGGTAAAACGGGTTGGCCCGTATTTTGAGCGTTGCTTACTTTCTCTGAAAATTCTTTAGCTGCTGATTCATCAAATTTCTTTACACGAATAACAATCGGTAAATCATCGATAAGTTCTTTATCTTTTAAAAGAGGACTAAAGTTTTTGATGACGTTCATATACTAACTATCCTAATAATCGAAAATTATACCGAATAGATCTAGTGGAAAAGCCCCAGTTGGGATCATACTCTAAGCGACTCATGTAAGGACGGTTCATATGAACGCTGTCTTTTTCGGGCCTTACACCCCAGCATCGAATTCGCGTGAGTTCATTATTGCTATCAATAACCTCCAAAATCCAGTATAGTTTTCCATTCTTTGTTTTTCTCGACGTAATTTTGCGAGGAATGAACCAGCATAATTGAAGCTCGGGATCAAATTCGGAAATCGGCGGCACAAACTTTTCTTGCAGCTTCTCGATTGTTTCATTATTAATCACAAGATTGATCGGAAAAATACCTGTTAAATCCGTTTTAAACTGAATAATCTCTTCTTCGGTGAAGTCGCCTTCTGGTTTATATGTTTCCATGTTCTCAGCCAACTTCTTTAAGGTCTTGGGGCGTTCAACTACACAAGCAGACCAAAAATGTTTACGCCCTGTAAACCGGTCATCCATAATGTCATCCAGGGCGCCGCCGCGACAAAGAGCATCGAGTGCCTTCTTATTAAATTTACTATATGATACACCTTCGCGAAACAAAAGATCTTCTGCGTTTTTAAAAGGGCGGTGATTGAGAATCTGTTCAATTGCGGCCATCCCTAATCCTTTGATTGAGGTTAGCGGTTGAATGAGAGTTTTGCCATCTTTACTAATCTCCCAAACTGTCCCCGACTTATTAATATCAAGAGGGGCAATTTCAAATCCATAACGCTTTGCAATATTAATCGCCTTTTCTTTTCTGGTTTCAGGCTCTTTATCCAAGAAGGCGGCCATCCACTCAGAAGGATAATAATTCCACAGCCACGCACATTGATAGGAAATAATGCTATAGCTCACGGCGTGCGACTTGTTAAAGCCATAGCCAGAGAAATACTCAAACTTATCCCAAAGAGCTTCTGCCTCGTCTCGGCCAATACCCTTGGTCGCGCATCCATCAACAAACTTAATTCTAAGTTTTGTTTTAATGCCGCCTTTGCCTGTTCCCTTTTTAGTGAGAACTTTGCGCAACATATTGCCTTCGTCAAGTGTTAAGCCTCCTATGCGGTGTGCAAGTAATGCTATTTGTTCTTGAAAAATTAAAAAGCCAAATGTTTCTTCTGTGATCTCTCTTGCTTCTTCTGAAAGGTACGATACATACTGCGGATGATTCTTTGCTTCTACATAATCAGCATCAACTCCGGCCGACAGTGGGCCGGGGCGGAAGATGGAAGTCACCGCAGAAATATCAATGATACTCGTTGGTTTGGCCCGGGCGCAAAAACCTTGCGCTCCCTGTTCAGTAAACTGAAAGACCCCGGCCCATCTGCCTTGGTGGAATATGTTTTCATATACCTTTTGATCGTCAAAGTCTATTATATCCGGATGAATATTTTCATTGTAAAATCTTAATATATCTTTAAAAGTTGGCTCTTTGACCCCATGATGTCGCCGCAAAATATGTTCAATACATCCTTCCATCATCTTTAATGTTGAGAGACCTAGTAAATCAAATTTAATGAATCCCATCGGTTCTAAGTGACGGACATTTTGACCTTCTGACCAGGGCGCTTGACGAACTCCTCCAGAGTTAATCAATGGCATGTTGCGATCTAAATTCTCCGCGATTACAACACCGCCCGCATGACGCGAGCATGATCGTACTTGGCCAATGAGACCTTCAACACGAGCTTTTACATCGGGATATTTGGTAAGGTATGCCTGAAGAGAAGGTGAAAATTCCATCACCTCTTCCCAAGTTGGAGCGTAAACTCCAGCTTTAATCCCATGTTTCTTTTTTGCCTCTGGGGTCGCCTCTCGCATCATAACGCTTGTAACTGTATTGGCTTCTGTAAATGGAATTCCATAAAGCTTGGAGATGTCTTTGATTAAAGATCGCAATTGCAAAGTATTCCAGTTTGAAATTGGGGCCACACAATCTTCTCCCCACATCTCCACAAGTTTTTCTTTTAGCTCCATACTGTCCGATACGTCATAATCAATATCGGGATAGTCAGTTGCATCAGAGCGCAAAAAGCGCGAGAACAAAAGACCATGCTTGATTGGGTCAACTTGCGTAATTCCTAGGGTATAAGCTACTAGTGAACCGGCAGCCGAGCCGCGGCCTGGGCCAGCAAGCATTTGCTTCGTTGCTTCATCGGCAATTGCTTTCATTGTCAAAAAATACTTAGAGAATCCTCGATCATCAATTACATCGAGTTCTTGCTTTAGTCTCGCTAAATATTCTGTATTATTATTCAATCCTTTTTGACGCAAGCCTTCTAGAGCATAGTTTACTAGTGCTTGTGTAGCGGTTGTACCTGCTGGCACAACAAAATCAGGTAGCCGAACTGTTATATCTGGAAAGAAGCTTTCGATACGTTCGTGTGCAATATGATATGTTTCAGTAATGCTGTTCATTACCAACTCGTCATCATATTCAAAGCCCGTACTCGTACAATAATCTTGATAGCTCTCCCATATTTGCTCGCCATTTTTGGGATACAACTCATATCCAATTTCCTCTACACCCTCGGGGAACTCCGCGCCTTCGCCCCAGGATGGAGTTCCTTTTCCAAGCCACCCTAGGCGCTTGTATAGCTCTCTATCCTTCCATGCCGTGGGGCTGGGGTAGTGGCTATCGGCTGTGGAAATCAACTTCACATTAAACTCTTTGGAAATCTGGATGATGAGCTGGTTAAGTTCGTGCTGTTCTTTAATGTTGTTCCACTGTAACTCACCATACCAGCGATCTCCAAAGATGGCTTGCATGCGGCGTGTGGTTTCTCTCATGGCATCGAGGGCTGCTTCACGGTCAACGCCGGTGCGGTTGCCCTCGTCATCATACGTTCCATTCTCCCAATAGTTTCCGGCGTAAACGCCACCTAAGCAGGCGGATGCGGCGATGACTCCTTCGTTATACTTCTCAAGCAGTGCATAATCCATGCGAGGATAACGGTAAAAGTTCTCGCTCTTATAACTTTCAGAAACCAGCTTAAAGAGGTTATTAAGTCCTGTTTGATTTTGGGCCAACAAAATCAAGTGACGACGACGGCGCAAAAGGCCCTGCACTTTCTTGCTGTCATTTTCATCCTCCACCGTGGCTCCGGAAGCAGCCTGCGCTTTTGCCGTGCGGGCGCGCTTCTTATCTGCCATCGCTTCTTCATATTCGGTGCGCCATTCTTCGATGGAGGAAATAAAGTATGCCTCGACACCAAAAATGGGTTTAAAATCTTTGCCCTCTGCCTGCATTTTTTTGGCATGCAATACCTGTCCCGCTAATCCATTCATGTTTCCATGGTCGGTGAGCGCTAGCGCATCGCTCCCGTTCTCATAAGCAAAATCCATATGCGCATCGGGGTACCCGATTGCATCAAAAATAGATCCTGCGACACTATGGGCGTGTAGCCCTACGAATTTAATCGTCATCTAATTCTCCCTCTCTATATGGTAATTTAACATGTTTATGGGCCTTTGTCAAGTTATTTGATGGCTTTTGTATAAAATTTTTGGAACCCATAAATGCTTGATATTGTTGCCATTTTGAAATATCATAATACCAGTCGAGTTCTTCTTTGTGGGCGTCGGTCTCACTCACTTTTCCAAAGATTGTATCAAAGTCAAACCGACGTGCTGACCACCTTTCATTAAGGGGTAATTTTTTTTGGGGGTATTTTTCATCGGGGCCCGGGTTTAAATACCCCCTAGTTGTAGTTTTATTAACGTGTCTTCTGCATTGAATGAAATCTGTTCCAAACATGGTAAAAGCTAAAGGTTTGTTATTCTTAACGGTTTCGCCTTTGTGCATTAAAAAAAAGTTATTTTCAAAATCTGAAATTTTTGGCCGCAAATTTCTAAGCGAATATACATTATAGGCGCTCATTGGAAATGTGACAAAATATTTATGTGGAACTACCCAGTGCGAAATAATATTTGCTGCTCTCCATGCCGAATTGATGCCGTGCAACGCGGACCATCCATAAGAGTCTCGACGGTCACGATCTTTGGGATGGATGGGCACATAATATATAGGAATCTCTTTTCGTTCCTCACTAGGAAATACACTATGTTTGCGATAGTAATATACAGGATCATAAACCCATTCTCCTATTACTTTTTTTATTATTGGCGCAAGGTCATCATTGGCCACAATCCAAATAGTTTGACAGCCGACGATTGCACACTCAAAAACTGCTTTTTGAATTGCAGTAAAGCCCGGGTCGACCGGCATCAAACACTCAGGAATAGGCAAATTAAAATCTGTCTTTAAATTGGCTAGCGGTATAATACCTGCGAGATGTATGTGTCTGCCATCGCTCATAAATTCTCTAAAAGTCTATGGTATCCCACACAAGCCGCCGGTAAATCTTTAAGTAAATCTTCTTCTTGAATTTCTGGAACTTCTGCCGCTTCGATGGATGGCTGTGGGCATGCCAATTTCTTGCGTCTCTCGCGGCCAATGATAGTCGTTCTAAATTTGTAATATTTGGGCCTCCCGGTGGGCGAGTAGCCATTGAATAGTCCTTTCATGCCGCGCTCTTTCATTTCTGCCAACATTTTAAATCGTGCCATAGTTTGTGAATAATCAAAGCTTAACAGTTGTGTCTCGGTAAGCGTTGAAACTAAACAAGCATCCTTGACAGGAGAGTTGCCATCAACACGATCTGTAGGATAAAACCAGATTTTCTTGACAAAATCGTCGGTCGTTTCGATGAGATCGATTTCATGTTTTCCTCCACGATTAAACGCTATCCAATCATAACATGTATAAAGCGGGTTAGCAAGTGTTTTTTCTTTTACAAGTCCAGAACAATTATCGTCGCCAAAATAATAAACTTTTTTGAATTGGACCTCAGCTATCTTTGAGTATTCATTAGAACAAATTAGAGTATCGCCATTATAGCGTAAATTCTGACACAAATGACTTAAGGGCACAAGCCCTTTAAGCGCCATAAGAAAGAGCAGCCTTTCCCATGCCAATTCTTTGGGTGCTCCAACTTTAATATTAGTCCCATGGGTGGTAAGCGTATGCGATATGTTAGGTAAACCAATGTAATCTAAATTAATCGAACTCTTAAAATAATCAAACCGGAACGGGCGTTGAGCATTTGTAAAAAAAATAGGTATTTTATTATTAAATGCAAACAAAACAGCCGATAAACTGCTTCCGATTACGATCTTATCATATTTAAGAGTTGGGTTTATCTTCACAGGCGGCGCTAGCACTGTGGTATCCTGCTGTCTCTTCACTCTTTACCTCTTCTAAGAGCAGTTTAATGTCTAAATTGGCACAATCTTTTTTATTCTTTGCTACATGATAGTGACTAACAAATCCTTTAAAGTCACCATATTTAACATTTTGCTCATAGTTCGTGGAAGTGTTTCCAAATTGACTAAGTGGGGCTTCGTAGGGTATTTCCAAGCCTTCATGAATTGCTTTCCAAAGGGCTTTTAACGCTCTAATCTGAACCGGATAAAAATCCAAGTAAGGATCTAAATCTTTACCGTGACATCTGGAATTTTCAACAAGGGCGCGCTGGCCATGGCCATTTTTAATATACCAATCTTGATATTTAAGATAATATGCATTTGAAATTTCGACTCCTACCGATGCACGATTTGCGCGCTCGCTGCTTGCGTGCCAACATGCATGCTGCATGTCAATTGACTGGTATATTGTACCATCGTTGTCTATCATAAAATGCACTGAAATACCTTTTTTATTTAAAACGCTTTGGCAAGACCGGGAGCTTAAACAAACATCCCAATGGTTTATAAAAAGCCGAATCTTGCGCGAAGGTCTTCCAGTATAATCATAGTGAGTTCCAAGATCGGCTTTTAGACCCCCGCTTTCAGACCACAATACAACCTTGTCCCATTTGATTGGAATAAAATTTCCATTGTAAACAATATAGTTAGAATAGGTTGGGGTGTCGGGTTTATGCTCATCGATCTTGGATTGTCTTTCTGTCCAAACGCGTCGGAATGTCATTGGACCAACAAGGCCATCGGATGTAAGGGCTTTTGCTTTTTGCCATTTTTTAATTGCCCTGACTAATTTATCATCAAAATATTTTTCACCAAACCAAGTAGGATCCCATCCTAAATTTGCTGCCGACGATTGATTATAAAAGTTTTTATCAATTGGCATGCCATTGATACCTCCACTATTATATAAGTATTGCTATAATATAATTATCTTGTACAACGCTTAATTGACCCTCTTTAACGGTTATTTTCTCAATCATTGAGTTGTTTACAACAATTTCGATACCTTCTTTTAGTTCTTTTGCAAAACGAACATCTTCTGCCCAGCTAACCACCGATGCTATAACGTGATGTTCAGCTTTGGGATTAAAGTCTTCGGGCAGCACAATGCCGCTTTCAGTCGTCGGAGGTATTACCTCGGGTATGTTGATTTGAATATATCTATTAACTGGTTTATAGTACACAGCCATCTCCATCACAATATTTTGTGCCATGGCCACCACTTGTGTCCATTCTTTGAATTGGATCGATGGCGTTAATCATTTCTTTATATTGTTTTTGGCTAATCGATTCATATGGCGCTTGTTTATAACCAGTTTCCTCGTATTTCAAAAACGAAACAGCTTTTAATCTTGTCTCATACATTTCTAATGCACTTTTAATTTGACAAGCCTCTTCCTCATTAAAAGTTACGGTAACAGATACAGAATTGTCTGCCCAATAATGTTGATATTGAGCAGCTATCTCAAGTTGTTCCCACATGCTAACATGCTTTTTACCTTTTGTAAAATAAGGCTCATGGATAGGAAATTCAACAACCATCGTATTGGGTGAATAACTATCTTTTTCTATATTATAACCTGCTTTCTTAAGGCGCGCCAGCACCTCCGAATCTTTTGAGAAACGAACACGACGAATATAATATTCGCTTTCGGGAAAATGAATGCCAGGAGTTGAGCCATTTAGAAGAGAAACTGTGCCGGAAGGTTTAATTGAGGTTGTCCTAATTGATTTGGGTATACAGAGCCAGTTTGAATATTCTTCATCTAATTCTTTAACATAATTATATGCTTTATCACACCATTGATACATTTGCCGGCGGCCGTGCTTATTAAATGCCTGAATAACCCCTGATTGTGATAATCCAATGCGTCGGTTCTTAAGCATTTTTGCGTTTGTCTCGGGCCAGTGAGTATTAGATAGCGTAATTGTCTTTCCGTAAAGGTATGCGATCTTTAATGTTCGTAAATAGTCCTCAAGATTCTCGTGTTTAGCTGGAAAAGTCTCTACCAAGCAACAAAGTTCTGCATCTTCAAGCTGCTGTTCGACACAAGGGTTAAAGCCAGCAACATTAATATCATCTAGCTTAACACCATCTTTAAAGCGTCCGTGAGTTCTGGCATTATCAAGCCAAATATATCCTGGTTCTCCATTGGTTTGACTCTGCTTAGCGTGCCATGTATAATCCATCCCAACTTGAGCATTAAGCGAATTATTAGAGCCCCATCGATGGTGATAAAGTTTTTCATCATCATTTTTCATTTCAAGATAATGTTGATCATCGTGTCGGCCCATGGCCAACGCTGCTGACCGGCGAACGTTACCTGCTACTACGCAACGACCAATAAGATTTTCAGTATCAACAATGTCAACAGAACTAATTGGTTCGCCGCTTTTACCGTTGTAAAGCTCAATCAAATTTTCGTGTAATTCTTTGAGCGGGGCATATCCACTAGATGTTCCGCCAAATCCTAAAATAAGAGCGCCTTCGGGGCGGATTGCGGAATAATCAAACTTAGGGACTTTTCCTCCAAAGAAGAACCCATCCAACAATAAGTGAACCGAATCTACCCATCCTTCCCGAGAATCATCAATAACCAAAACATCATTTGTATATTGTGGCTCTTGGATAGTAATACTGTGTGCTCCTTCGGTATCAAAACCAACGCCAATGCCCAGCATTAGAGCATCCATCATCCATGCAAAAAGATAGCCGCCTTTAGTTGAGAGGTCTCGGGTAGAACGAAACGCACAATTAAAAAGTCCTGCTGCTGTTTTTTCTTCTACAAACTTGGTCCCCATCATCCACAATCCACGACCAGGGGGTGTCCATTTAAGATTAAATAAACGATCATATGCGTCTTTTGCAGTACGTTGGGCCTTGGCATCATTCCATTCAAGGCTTAGTAAAAAAACATGCTCTTTTTGCATATCAAACATTCCCTCGATAACTCTTTTGCAGGTTTGCCACCATTCTTCAGAACCAGTAGCTTCGAGATCAAACTCATTAAGACGTCGGGAATATGTACGTTTAAAGGTCACATAGCCCAGGGGGCCCCAAGGCACTTCTTTAGTCTTATAAGGCTCTAGAAATGTATCTGATAATCTGAATCTGCGAATGTTTTGTCGTGCTCTCATTTTTGTTTATTTCCTTTTCAATTTTGAATATTTTTCTCTTAGTAATTGCTGCTGCTCTTTTACTCCCAGGCTCACCGGGTTTGTCGCGACACCATTGGTGGTCGTTGGTACTTGTGCTTTTGGAAGAATTTTAATTTTTACACAAGAGGTATCCATAAATAGAGAATACACTATCCCATCAGGACCGTTTCTATTCTTAGCAATAAAAAGCTTTCCTTGGTTGTTTTGTTTATCTTCGATGGTTCTTGAAACAGAAAAAATAAAATCAGCAACAAAGCATTTATTAAACGCCTCTGAAATCTGTTCCATCGTAATGACTTCTGCGTTTAGACCCGAACGATTTGTTTGTGATGCTGTCCAAATAGGACATTTAAATTCAGTAGATATGGCGCGAAGTTCTTCATAAATAGATTCAAGTTCGTTTCTCTTCTCTTTTCTTATTGTAATCGGCTTTAAAAGATCGCCATAATCAACGATTACTAATCCCGGCGTTATTCCTCGTTTTATAAGACGAGAAAGATGGGATCGAATCGTATTAGTTGTAGCTGATTTCGTAGGATACTCTTTAATAATCAAAGAGCCATCAATATTTTTAATGGTTTCGTATACTTCTTCCTTAAAAGTAATAATATCTGAAAGTGGGTAGCCCGTAATGCAACTATCATAGCGGTTGGCAATAACCATGTCTTGTAGTTCAAGGGTGTAATGAACGACTGTTTTATTTTCTTTTAAGGCTTGCGCGCCCAAGTGGACTAAGGCCATCGATTTTCCGGCGCCAGTTGGCGCGATGACAACCCCCAACTCTCCTTTGCCTAAGCCTCCTCCGCAAATGGAATCGACTTCTGGCCAGCCTGTTGATATGGGTTGTCGATGTTTTGGTACAAATCTCATTTCAAAATCAGCAAGATAATTATATCCAAAATTGTTCTCAGATCCAAGCTTTAATGCATTATTAATAACTGTAGAAATTTCATCAAAGGAACAATTTTGGAGCAATCCAACTGATTGCATCATTGCTTCTTTTAAATTTTGCTTACGACAAAACTCTAAAGAAACATCTTTAATGTATTCAATATCTGTAAGTTCGTGCGTGTGGATTCTTGCGAAATATTCTCGCACTTGGTTTTGTGTCACTTCATCTTCGTTGTCAAGCTCTGTTCGAAGGATAGTAAGCATTGCTTCAACAGAAGGATGAGTATTGTATTTCTCGCGATAATCAATTACTTTATTAACGAAAACGCGAAGATATTCTAATTCTAAAAACGCTATATGTAGAACTTCTGTGATTTGGTCTGCGAACGGCCTATCCTCAAAAATAAGCTGTACGAGACCCTCTTGGAAGGCTTTTCCATACCTCCCAAAGTGTGCATTTTTAGCGACCATCAAATCCCTCTTGTTGTGTATTGTATATATAACATATCTGACCGTAAAGTCAACTTAAAATATGTTAAATTGTATTTGTGTTGTCAAGGCACTCTTTGCTAATCTTGTTTAAGATCGTGCGCAGATCTTCCCAATTTAACTCACCAAATCCATCATTGCGCATCATTCCAATAATTTCTGTTTTATTAAAATCACACTCAAAGTTTTCGATAGATTCTTTGACATGCATTTTGGACTGGAAAGACATTTGTGGAGCATATAATTGCATCATGCGATAGTTGTGCTCAATTAATCCTTTGTTTTCGACAATGTTGGTAAAGAACTTAAGTTTACTTTTAGTATTCTTACAAAATTCTACCACTTCATCAATAGTATATGATTTGCTATCGCTCAAAAAGTTTAATCTTTTGCCTACGGTTCCAAAGCCTGCGCCGCGGATGCCGGGGAGGTTGTCTGAACTATCCCCCACAATCGAGCGGGCCAGGGCCATGTTGGTCGGATGAACGCCAGTTTGTTCTATAATACGTTTGGTGTTTAGTAATTCGTTTTTAGTGGGCCGCAATAAAACAGTTTCATCATCGCATACCTGCATGAAGTCTCTGTCATTGGAGATAATAATCTTTTGCCAGCCCTTGTAATACTCCATCTGTGTAACATATGCAATCACATCATCGGCTTCGATCTCGGGGATCATAAACTGGATGATGGGCATGTTGTTCATATATTCAATGACGCGGCTTTGCTGCCACATTTTGTTGTGTAACTCTTCGTCGTCGGTGAGGTTGTGGTACGCTCGATTTAATCGGATCGGCTTCCTACCTTCCTTATAATTTTTGTCCATGCTCTTGCGCTTTCTAGAGCCGTTAGGGCCATCCCATATCACTACGATCTGATCTGGCTTTGTTTCTCGGACGTGTCGTTGAAGAATCTTAATGAACCCTTTCAATCCTCCGATAGGATCTCCATTAGAAGAAATGGATGGGTCTACTATATAGGCCCTAAGATACGCATTCAGCGCGTCAATAATTAATACTCTCTTCATTATATTCAAAGCTTTTCCTCTCCTACTTTTTCATTATCTATAGTGTATATAACACGCTTTACCCCTACATATCGAAGGGCAGCTTCGCACATTTGACAAGGTTTCGACATTCTAAAATCATCTGATTTTCCTATTCTTGCAACATAAAGTATTGTGCCATCAGTTATCGAACGGTCTAAACCTAAAATGGCCCCGATTTCCGCATGAACCGTAGCGTGGCCCGGCTGATCATTTCGAAATCTCGCCCCAAAAGAACAAAAGCTGTCTTTGTTTGGAGAAGTATTAATGATAGAGCCTCCTCTTACGAGCACTGCGCCATGGCGATAATCTGGAAAATCAGACTGCCGAGCTACATTTTTTGCCAGTGACATAAAACGAGCAATCTTGCCTTTATAAAACACAAACCCCGCCAGTTATATATATAATATAACATAACGGGGCTTAACTGTCAAGCAGTTTTTAACGATATCTGCGTGCGGGTGGATGCGGTCTGCCGCGTCCTTGGACATGTCGTACATAAGTGTGCGGATGTCGATTAATCATGTGGCGCGGCACAGTACGTAGCTCCCAATATCCATGTACCCATACTCCGCGAGGGGTTTGGTGTCCTTTTACCCATACCCAGGCCCTAACCTTAACTGGCTGGGGATGTACTTGGGGTGCTGGGCGCGGCGGTGGTGGCCGGTGGACTGCCGCGGGAGGTGGTGTTCTATGAGGGTGCGCATGTACTGTGCAACCGCTAGCGAGCAGTGCAATGCTCGCAATAATAATCTTGTTCATTTTTCTCTCCTAAACTGGGTGGTGTGCCGGCGGTGGCAATTCTTCTTCTTCATAAAAATCTGCCGCCTCTCCATCACGTCGATCAAATCGTTGAATCACTTCTTCATCCATTAGACGTACAACGTGTTCTCTAAATTCATTATCAGTTTGAATAAGTTCGGCCCACTTCGACGGCTGAAACTTCTTTGTATAACCTTCGGATGTTTCCAAAGTATACCATGCGCCTTTAGATGTGAGATACTCAGATGTTTTAATAGCATCAAACCAACTTTCTTCATCGCGTATGCCAACTTCGTCAGTCCCCCACATAATTCTAAATGCACAGGATCTTCCTTGGGTTCCAAACCTTGATTTCTCAAGTCTAATCTTTACCTCAGATCCAATACGAAAACCTTTATCATCCATCACGAAAGCACTCTTGGCTTTGCGGCCGGTTAACCAAATCCGTAGCGAATAAGAATAATGCATAGCTTTACCGCCCGGTGTCATATAGGGCGTAGTCATAGCTGTGATATGAGCCATGGGCCCACTGGTAATATTAGTCTTAAGCTGGTTAAGGACAAGAAAGGTTGCTTGCTTGTCAGCAATGGGAAGAGTAAGTTTCGACATTCCCTTTGCTAGAATTCGAGCCTTCATCGCCATCGAAGATTGAGGATTAAAGTCCCCCTCCACATCTGAAACTGCAGGGGTAAATGCTAGCGAATCCCAAATCAATAACAGCTTTTCATCAGTCGCTGCCAAAAGCTCTTCAATCGTCTCCAATACAAACTCGACAGACGATGCCTGAATGTACATTAAGCGCCCCAAATCGCACCCTGCTGCCTCCAAAAAAACAGGATCAATAGCTGATTCGGAATCAAAATATATCACAAGCTTGCCCTGTTTTTGGGCGTTGGCTGCGATTTGTGCTGCCATATAAGATTTGCCCGTGGAAGTGAGTCCTGCGATCTCTGTAGTCTTGCCGACAGGGATGCCGGCCATCTGGCCTTTACATATAATACTATCGAGCCACCGTGATCCTGTGGGGATCCATTCTTTGACTTCGGTGGGGTTCTCGCCTGTTAGGTCGTGCGCGACATTGCGTCCCGCTTTTTTATTTACCAAGGTCATGAGATCCTGTATGGATACACGACCAGCCTTAGTTTGTTTTGCCTTGCGTGGCATTTTGCCTTCCTTTGTTTCTAATTAATAGGGTGGCAGACATTTCCCGGTCTGCCAGCGGGGCGAGCCTAGCCTGCTACCAACTCATTAAATGCACGGTCGACATCAGTAGTCTCTGTTGTGCTGTACTTGGCAGTCTCGCGTGAGCGCGACTCAGCGGATCCGTCTCCGGCAAGCTGCTCGTCGAGAATAGCGCCGACTTGCTCCGGCGTGAGACGTTCAAAAAGTCCGTCAAACTCGGGCATGCCATCAAGGAGGGCGGGGATGGCTTCGGTATCCTCAAGTAATGTTGAGGTGTTACGACGCATTTTCAGGCTCGTCTGGGGATAGGCACCGGGCTTGGTGGGCTTGGTGTAAGTGAGAGTAATATCTGTACCCTCCTGAATGTCTGTGACATCCCCATATTCAGGGTCTAAAATATAACCGAGAAGCAATTCGTATGCGGTCTTACCATAACCGTATACCTTAATTCCCTCTTCTTCTCGGCCGCGAATAACGACTGGGGAAAAGTAGCGGGTACGTACAAAGAGTGACTTTGCAAGCTTTTTGCTCTCCTCGTCGTTGTTCTCGCTTCCTTCTCGCCAAAGCGAAGAAGCGAATTCGCAGATAGGACATTGTTCTCCAAAGTTTCGTTTTGGACATAGGACACCGCCCTTGTGATCTCCTACATTGTAATGAAAGAACATTTCTTTCAAAGGATCTCCGTCGTTAGTTGGAATGATCCGAATATCGGTGTCTCCCTCGTCTGGCTTGAACCAAACAGAGTTAGAATCACCCTTGTTTTCACCGCGCAAAGTTGCGAGCTTGCGGCGCATAAGCTCCATATCAATTGACATTATTCAAT